AGCTTGCCTAACCACGAGTACAAATTTAGTGCGTTCTGATAAAGCCGGGTCGCAATCAGGCTCGGCGGTGTAGATAGGTTTCTGGGTATGCCAGTTATAAATTGTGAATGTCGTCATCTTCAAATCCTTTCACGTTTGTTTAAAAAGGCCCCCGCCGTTTATCCTGAGACACCCGGCGGGGGCAGTTTGTGGTTGAGGTTAGACTGAGTCCTGCTCTTTCTCTTCATCCTTAGCAGGTGCAGGATTCACAGAGCCGCGAGGTAGTTTGTCTCTGTCGGAGTCGGGCGTTGTTTGCATTGGCATCAGCAAGAAATAACCATCTTCTGCATAGCCGCGCATCCTGCAGACAATCACTTCATTATTCCCCGAGAAGAAAAAGCTTATATCGTGGCTTGAGATAGCCGGATTTAAAACCCTGCTGATTTTGTCAAATAACTTCATTTTCGCGAGATCGAATTTGATTGAATCACACGGTTTCATTGTGTCTTCATCAGGACGGGCTTTTCTGTAGTCAGGAAACACTTTATCAATTTCAGCGCTTTTGCCGGATGTTTCACCGCTATCCGCTGATGTGACTGAGATCGTTATCTCGCCGCTATCAAAGTCGCGCGTTACAGTCGCGGTCCGGGAGTCCTTTTTGCTTGCAGGTTTGAGTAGGCTTTGTATAAAGCTTGCCGGGATCGTGAACGACTCAAAAGACCCGGTTTCTTCTTTAAGGCGGCCTTCAAGGCTTGCAAGTACATCTCCGTCAGTGCCCGTAAACCGCACACCTGCGGGCGACTCAAACTCGACGAAGACGCCTTGCATATAAGCACGATCGGCTCTTTTAGTCTCAGCGCAAAGTGACGCTGCGTAAAGTTTGCGGATTGTGGCTTCTTGTATGGTAAATTCAGTCATCTCAAATTCTCCTTTTGGGTCAGGTTAGTTTAAGGCAATCTTGTGATTGCCGGAGGCTAGCCAGCCAGCAGCCAGCTAGCCACGCGTCAAGCACAAGTTACGTGTTGTCCCTGCTCTTCTCTCCACGTACCTTTAAGGTTAGCGCCCTCAAGGTTAGCGTCCCGGAGGAACGCGCCTATCAGCTCAGCGCCTTCAAGGTTAGCGTCTTCCAGGTTGGCTTTCCGCAGATCCGCGCTTGCAAGATTGGCGCCTCGCAGGTCAGCGCTTTTAAGGTTTGCTTCTTGAAGGTTGGCGCCCCCCAAGTCAGCGCCTTCAAGGTCAGCTTGTTGAAGTTTGGCTTTCCGCAGATCCGCGTCTCTAAGCTTGGCGTATGCAAGGTTAGCGCGTCGAAGATCAGTGTTTGCGAGACTTGTTGCTGACAACGTATAGTCGTACAGATCCGCGTCTTTCAGGCTCAAGCCGTCTTTGACCGCTTTTTCAACGGCCAGACGCTGTTGCCGTCCGGGCGGCGTGTTTGCGTCGCAATCTACATCGAGGATATAAAGTTCATATGCCTCAATTGCGTGTTCGATTCTAACAATAGTCATCTCTAAATCTCCTTTTGGGTAAGGTTGGTTTAAGGCAATCTCATGTTTGCCGGAGGCTAGCCAGCCTTGGCCAGCTAGCCACGCGTCAAGCACAAGCTAGGCGTTGTCCACGCCATATTCAATTTCGACGTATCGCGCGAATTCGTCGAAATAGTCCACAAAATTGCTGACGCTAAAACGCTCTTCTTCGGGAATCCCGTGGCGCTCCATAAATTCGTCAAAATCGTCTTGACGTCGAAGCTCCTCATCCATAATGCAGCGCTGAAGATGCCTTTCGTCTTCGATGACAAAGCTGCACGGCTTGCGGCTGTAGCCGCTGGGGTGCATGTGAACGGTTGCTGGAAAGGTTCTGGTCTTGTTTTCGGTAGTCATCTCTAAATCTCCTTTTGGGTGGTTGCTGGCCTGCTGGCCCGTTAAGTTCTAAGCCTAGTGTAACAGGTTAAACGGTAGTGTCAAGCACCAACCACCAATTTTTTTCATTTTTTTGCAAAAATCCCCGCAAACAACGGGTCGCGGCTGGCAAAAATCATCGCAAAGCTCCCCTAAAACCACACCGGCAAACACTTGCAAAATGCAGTGCAAATTGCATTGCAAAATGCAAGACTACAACCAGCGATCCATAGCAGGTAACAAAAGTTACGTATTAAGCCCAGCCGTAAGACACAGAAGACTGGTGGCTGGCTGTTGGTTGTTGGCTGGAGACTGGGCTGGAGGTTGTTGAGGGTCTTGAGGGTCCAGGGTGTCCCGAGGGTCTTGAGGGTGTTGGCTGGAGACTTGCTGGGGGCTGTTGAGGCCGCCGGATTAAGGTTTTCGGCGTCTACTCAAGCCCACTTCAAACAGCCTAAAAAACCCTTTTTCGGTCCAGAAGCCCGGCTCATCCTGCGGTCAGCCTGTCACCAGCCTGTTCTCATTTTGTTCTTACCCCTGCTTCACACTTAAAGCCTGAGGATTGCCGTATGGCGGCTTAGTGGTGTCTGGATGGGTGTATGATCCTTCTGAGGCTTCTTAAGCTGTGTGGCAATCCTATGGCCTTGCAGAGGCAAGTGGGGCAATAGAGCGGGTTTCAGCGGGCAGTTAGCAGGCTAGCAAGGTTAGCAAGGCAGGCAGGCAAGAGGGTTGCTGCAGGCAGCGGGTGGGGAGGTTAGGCTACGGGGTGGGGAGGTTAGGCTACGGGGTGGGGAGGTTAGGCTACGGGGTGGGGAGGTTAGGCTACGGGGCGGGGAGGTTAGGCTAATGTTACGTGCTTAGCCCGCCGGGGTTGGAAAGCTTGCGGCAAGCAGCAACCGCCACTCATCCATCCACCCTACCCCATGCCATGGGTTGGCATCAGTCAATGGGTAGGGCATCAGTAACAATATGTTGCTATAAGTAAATGATCTTTTAGGTTGTTGCCCGCTAAGGCAAGGGTGGGGGGACACCCCTTCGGGTTCTCTCATTTTTGCTATTGCCCAACATTCCTCCAGCCAATTCAAACGGCCTTTATCCAGCAAAAGCAATCACATTGCAGGTCATGCGGTCGTATCCGGGTAAAATCGGCTGCTCAATCTATAATAGAGAAATCCGCCGCCGCCTTCCCAGCCCGTATCCTCGGATATGCCGCCTTGTTCCCCGTCAATGACTTTTTTCAGACGCGGTATACAATGGGTCTCGATATGTTCACCCATTTCGATGCCGATATACTGTCGTCCCATTTTATGGGCCACAGCGGCTGTTGTGCCAGAGCCTAAAAATGAATCAAGAACAAGATCGTTTTTGTTTGTTGTTATATACAAGATGTGCTTTAGAAGTTTTTCTGGTTTGGGTGTGTCAAAAAAAGATTTATCTAACAATTTTCTTAATTCTGTTTTTGCACCTTGATTGTGCCCTACTTCACTTGGGTGCCATATAGTAACTGGCACTAATCCACGATTAATTTCCGAGAGAAACTTTTTTCTGCGTGGTACATTACTACCATTTTTACCAAACCAAATACGATTATCGGCTACCAGTTTTTCATATCTATCTTTGGAGCACATCCAACTTGTTCCGCGAGGCGGATAGAAAGTTTCACCTGCTGGATTGGTAATTTCATATATGTATGACTCATTTGGTGTTTTGACTTGTAGTGCATGAGATGTCCACGGACCTCTTGGATCAGCGTCTGGGTTTTTGTACCTTGAATCCATCTTTTCTGTTCTAGGGAGTCTATTAATTTTAAAACTTTTTATATTTTTACAGAAACAAAAAACATGGGCATGATTGTCGCTAAAAAATCGAGCGTCATTTTGCCTTGTATACTTTTTTTGCCATATACAATTCGCTATAAAGTTTTTCCGGCCAAAAATTTCATCCATTATAACCTTGAGATAATGAGCCTCATTATCATCAATAGTCACCCAGATAGAGCCGTCTTCGGCCAACAGTTCCCGCAATAATTCAAGACGGGGATACATCATGGACAGCCATTTTGAATGTTCCAGATTGTCATCATAATGCTCAAAAGCACGGCGCGTGTTATAGGGCGGATCAATAAAGATGCATTTTACTTGCCCGGTATAATAGGGCAACAGGGCTTTCAGGGCCTCCAGATTATCGCCCTGTATCAGCATATTCCCGGCGTCCCCGTCCCCGTATGCGTGATCGGGAGCAGCTTCCAAAAGGCGGTAGGGCACAGCCTCCGCCTGCTTCACATCCTCTTCACGGCCCAGCCAGTCGAGTATAGGCATTTAATTTATAAGGAGAGCTTGCCTGCTCTTTCCTTTCTTGCCGCCACCCGGATGATCGTTGGTGAATGTTTGAGCATCAGGCATAGGACGACCAGCCCCGGTTTCCTCAAAAAAAAAGAAACCTTGGCTGGTCCTGATGCCTGGTTACCTCTTGGTATGAGCTCGGATCAGATGATCGTCGGAGCCATGCCGTCGCAACAGGCCCGCATGTCACTGGTAGCATTGGTGCATGCGGTTGGCAGCTACTTGAAGACAGATCAATGCTTGTCTGCCTGAGGCCCCGCTTCTGCCTTTCGGACTGCGGTTGGGCTGCGGCCTCGGCCCCTTGTAGCCCTGTACTCAACCGCGCGCAAGCGTATTACCCGCCCACGCGGTTCACTTTCCTTTTTGGCATGAAAAAGGTGGTGGTGTCAACAGAGGTTTTTAGTTGACAGGATGGTGAGATCTTGGCACGGTTGAAGTTAGGTAAGCTTTGGATTTATCCTAAAGCTGTGGGGGCCATCGGGGCTAACTAGCTACGACAAGCGCCTTTGCCCCCCACTCTTTCTGATTAGAGCTTGCTTTTGAGTTAGTTTTGGACTATGGTGCGAACTGTGGGGGGCACTGGATCATGACCCGTCACCTAGCATAAGGCCCTTTGCCCCTCACTCTTTTACCGGGAGATTTTATGGCGAATTTTAGTGTGACAGAGATTATCGTTCTTGCACGTGACAAGAGCGATCAGGTTATTCAGGCGGCGGACCGCTACGGGGCGACGGAGACGTTGACGCTGAGCGGCACGTCGCAGAACACGTTTGACACGTCCGGCGTTGGCAACAACACGACGTTTGTGAGGATTGCGGCGACGACGGATGCCCATATCGATATCGGCTCTTCGCCCACGGCTGATACCAACAGTCCGATCTTGCCTGCCGGGTCTGTAGAGTACGTCGGGATCAAGCAGGGCGAGAAGGTCGCAGCGCGGACAACCTGATGTCTGTTTTATTTGGTTTACCGATGTATGGCGGGTCTCCCGAGGGGGGATTCTTTGAGAGCTGGGATGCGGCCAAGGAAGCTCTTATCGCCTCAGGTCTTGATTTTGACGCGGACAAGATTGTGAATGAGTCTGCGGTCCACCGGGCCCGGAACACCATTGTGGCTGATTTTCTTGAGTCACGTTTTCAGAAATTAATGTTTATTGACGCTGACATTTGTAACTTCACGGCTGATGACATTGCGCGGCTGTGGAACATTAATACCGGGCTGGCCGGGATCACGGCCGGGATTTACCCGATGAAGAAATTCGGGGCGGCGTATGCGGCGTGGCGGAACGGATCTCTGGTTGACCGTGCTTCGTTCGGCCAAGAGCCTTTCGAGGTCGATTACGCTGGCACCGGTTTCATGATGATTGACCGGGCTGTTTTCACCAAGATCATTCAGAAATTCCCGGAGATCGAGTATACCGGGGCGCGCGAGGACGGTTCGCTGAGGCAGATGTATCAGGTTTTCCGGTTTCCGCTGGTGACAGAAGAAGACGGGACGGTTATCGAGTTGTCGGAGGATTACAATTTGTGCAAGATGTGGCGGGAGCTTGGCGGCACGGTCGTTGTAGACCCGGCAATCGAGCTCTATCACGAAGGCAAGTACAGGTTCGGGCGTGAGCACAGCGAGGAAAGAAAGGCTGATGAGTCTGGAGACTCTCAAGGGCCGGGGAGTGCCGGATAGCGCGTGGCCTGACATAGCTAACCGTTATGCTGAAAGCCCGCTGCTTCTGATCGCCGGATCGGCGCGCTGCGTCTGGCAGGATATCAAGACATTCTACAAATCTAATCTCTATCACGATGTGATGTGCGTCAACGACGTTGGCATGCACTTTCCGGGGCGCGTTGATCACTGGTATAGCAACGATTCGCGGATGATTCAGAGGTGGCGGGCTGCGAGGCGGCCGCGCTACACGCGGGAACACGACCGCGAGATGCCGCCTGTGACGCATAGCTGCTTTGGCGGGGCTGATTACCGCTGGCCGTGGCCCGGTCACGGGTCAAGCGGACTTAACGCGGTCTATACCGGGCTTGCGCTTGGCTATCAGCGCATTGTACTTGCCGGGATCCCGCTTGATAACAGCGGGCATTACTTTGACCCGCCTTGGGTAAAAGGCAATTTCGTCAGCGAGGTTCCTGACCGCAAAGGGGCGCCTAAATACTGGCAAATGGCAGCCCGCGAGGTCTTTCATGGGCGCGTCAGGTCAATGTCGGGCCGGACAGCGGATCTTTTGGGGGTATTTCAAAAATGATGGTGTGCGTGCGGCAGGGAAAACGTTACGGGCCTGAGTATGTCCGGGTGATGGCAAATATGATAGCCTCCGTTGATCCCGGGGAGTCACTCGTCGTGCTGACCGATCAGCCAGACACGGGTACGGAACGCAAAACCGTAACGGCGAGGCCGCTTAAAGAAAACCTTGAAGGCTGGTGGGCCAAGATGGAGCTTTTCGCCCCGTGGAACAGAGACCTGAGGCCGTTTTTGTATATCGATCTCGACTGCTTTTTGCTGGATGACCCGGCCCCGCTCAAAAACCGGGACGGACTGTATCTCATTCAGGAGTTTAACAAGCAAAGACAGTGGAAAGAATCGAATTCCAGCCTTATCTGGGTTCCGGCGGCGGACGGGGAGAGTGACGATATCGACACGATATGGCGGCATTTTATGATTGACAGGCCCGACAAGCGGGCCCAATTCCGTGGAAGCGACCAGAGGTTTATCAGCCGTTATCCTCACGGGATGTATACGGCGGAAGACGGGGTTTATTCCTACAAGGCCGAGAACATCAGGACTGTGCGGCCGTGTGACGCGCGGGTGATTGCTTTTCACGGTCAACCAAAGCCGCCCGATACTGAAGGCTGGGCAAAACGCATGTGGGAGAGTTACAAGGCATGAAACTGGAAGAGGCCATTAATCTCGTCAGCTCGGCGCTTGAGACCAACAAGCTCTGGCAGCATACGCCGTATCCCTGGCAGACAGAATTTCACAATGCCGGGGCAGATAACGCTGAACGGCTGCTGATGGCAGCAAATGGTGTTGGCAAGACGTTGACGGGCGGATATGAGGTCGCCGTTCACCTGACGGGCGAATATCCGTCGTGGTGGAAAGGTGTGCGGTTCAAAGGTGCCGTCAAGGCGTGGGTGGGCTCGATTACGAACGAAACGCAGCGCGAGTTTACACAGCCTGTTCTGCTGGGCGGGCTTGGCGAGTTGCTGGGGACCGGCTTTATCCCGAAAGACAGGATTTACGGCAAGCCCAGTATCAGGCAATCCGGGATCGGTGACGTCGTTGACTACCTTCAGGTCAAACACAAGTCAGGCGGTATTTCGAGGTGCCTTTTTAAGACCTACGAGCAGGGCTGGCGGAAATGGCAGGGATCCGCCCCGCACGTTGTCTGGCTGGATGAGCAGCCCGATGAGACGCAAAACGAAAAAGGGATCTACTCGGAGTGCCAGACCCGGGTGTTTCGGACAGGGGGAATTATTCTCTCGACCCTGACGCCGCTTCTGGGCGAGACCGATTTTATCCGCCATTTCACCCAGCCCAAAACGTCAGGTATTTACTGGATCGGGGCGACGTGGGATGATGCCCCGCATCTTGACGAGAAAGAGAAGAAACGGCTGGCTGAAAGTTACCCCGAACACGAACTGGAAACCCGTACGCTTGGCGTGCCGATGATGGGCGAGGGACGCGTCTTTACCGTGCCGGAGTCGCAGATTAAGTGCGAGCCCTTCGAGATTCCCAAACATTTCTTTCATATCGCCGGGATTGATTTCGGCATTGACCATCCGGCCGCGACAGCGTGGCTGGCGTGGGACAAAGACGCGGATATCATCTACGTGTGGGACTGTTACAGGAAAAGCAACGAGACTCCCGTCTACCACGCACACGCGATAAACACCCGCGGCAAGTGGATCCCGGTTGCATGGCCGCATGACGGCCTTCAGCGCGGCAAGGCCGACGGCGAGCCGCTTTACAAGCAATACAAACAACACGATGTCAACATGCTCAACCGCTCGGCACGCTACAAAAACGAAACCGGCGGGTCGCAAGCAAAAGAGCCTGTTGTTCTGGATGTCCTTGAAAGAATGCGTACTGGGCGGTTTAAGGTATTTAATCACCTGACGCCGTGGTTTGAGGAATTTCGCTCGTATCACCGTAAAGAAGGACGCATAGTTGACCGCAAAGATGATGTCTTGTGCGCAACGTTTTACGCTGTTATGATGAAACGGTATGCACGCCAGCCGGAAACACGGTCGAAAGCCAGAGACGGCTCAATTGCGCCGATGAGAGCGAATCAATGGACGTAGACAGGTTTGAGGAATTTGCCCGGGAACGCAGCGCAAAGCCCGTGGCGCGGTTTACCCACCGCAACGCGGAAATTTACGTGGCCGAGGGTTATTCAAACGGCGATCTTGAGCACGAGCAGCCGCATTACAAGCTGTTCTGGATGGTGGCAAGAGACAAACCCGACATTGCCCAGCCGTTGTATGTTAATTTCGGTGAGGGGACAACGCAAAATCAGCGAATCGATGACGCAAAAAAATGCGCCGAGCGGTTTATTGAGGCAAACGTAGGAACAGGCCGGTATGAGTAGTCAGGATGATGTCCGCGAGATAAGCGGCGGCACTGCGAAAAAGAAGCCACGCTTTGACAAGCGTGATTTTGATCAGATCGCTGACTTTGTGGTGGCCACGCGCGACAAGCGAAAGAACTCCAACACGCGCAAAATGCTTGAAAAGCAGTGGAAGGAAGTTGACCGTCAAGTCGCGATGGAGCCTGACATTTCCTACAAGCAAAACCAGCGCGGCAGGGCGGTTCACGAAAGAGCGTGGATGCCCGAATACGAGCTGCCGCTTCAGGCCGAGACGCTTGAGATTCTTAACGCCGATGCCCGCAGGTTGATGTTCCCTGATTCAGGGCCCTGGTTTCAGGCGCAGGCTGAGTTGTCGGACGATTACCTTAACCGCGTTGATTTTCAGAGCCTGATTGCAGGCGACGAGAACGAGGTTCCTTCAAAGATCAATCAGGACAACGCAAACCAGATTGCCAGATCGTACCTTGAGCATTTCCACAGGCAATATGATTTCCGGCGTAACGTCGAGCTTGTGAATGGCGAAGCGTTCCGGTACGGCGTCGGTGTCGGCCGTGTCCGCCCCGTTGCAAAACAGATCTTTATGCAGACAGCGCGCGGGATCGTCAAGGATACGCAGAAAATTCCTGTTTTCGTCCCGCGGTCAATCAAAAAAACCTATCTTGACGAGACAGAACACGAGATTCTGAGTGCCGGCCACATGATCGGGCCCAGCACGATCTACGAGGAAAAGGTTAAGTTTGAAGATCTCGTGCTTGCCGCCTCATCCGGTTCAAATGATCCCGAAGAGTTTGACGGCGGCTGGATGCCTGCGGCAATCAAGGGTTTCGAAGGCGATGACAAGGGAGAAGTTGAGCTCGTTGAAATGGAGGGTGACTTTGTTGTCTCCCGCAAGACAACCGGGTCGATCTACATCCCAAATGCGATTGCAACAGTCGCCATTGGCAAAAAAGATAACAAACAGGCGGCGACGACGGTCCGGTTCCGTTTCCGCAGCGTTAACCGCTCGACATACCTGACCTTCCCCTACCACGACGAAGAGATTGATTCGCCCTACTCGATGTCACCGCTTATGAAAGCCCAGCCAATCCAGCACGCGGCCAGCTTTCAGCTTAACATGGTTTCGGCGAGCGCACTCCTGAACGTCGGGCCGCCCGTTGGCTACGACAAGGATGATGCGACGTTTGAGGCTGAAGGCGGACCGGTTGTCCAGCCGTGGGCAATCTGGGGAACGGCGGGCGATCTTAACGTTCATAATGATATCTCGAATCCAAGTGCCCTCTTGCAGGTTTACACGCTTCTTGTCCAGCAGTACTCGGATCTTACCGGAATTACAGCGCCGCGGCTTGGGCAGCAGACAAAATCGCATACCACGGCGTTTTCAAAGCAGGCGGAGCTGCAACGCGGGACAATCCGCACGGTTGATTACGTCAAGGCGACACTCGACGGTCCGATGACGTCGCTTTTGCAGCTTGAATATGAGATGGGGCAGAAAACAATCGGCCGCAATGAAGTGACCATGCCTATTGAGGTTTACGGAGGTTATGTTAATATAACAAAAGATGCTTTGCCGGATAACGTATTATTCCAGGCATTTGGTTCGGGCGGACCGCTTGAAGAGCAGGAAAAAGAAGCTCGGTTCATGAATGCGATACAGCAAAGCATAAACATTGATCAGTTGAAGTTGCAGCTTGGCGGGCAGCCGCTTAACTACGAAGAGCTGCAAAAACAGATATTCATTAACGCAGGAGTGACAGATGTCGACCCACTCTTTACCAGCTCATCTCAGGGACAGGCTGGAGGCGCTGCGAGTGGACAGCCAGTTCCGGGACCTGTTGATGGAGCTGGAAACGCCGCACCTGCCGCGTTACAGGCCCTCGCGCTCTCAGGGCAGGGAGAAGGCTAGGGAGGTAACCCGGGATGACTGGATTTATGAGTCAGGCCGGCGCGCGATGTACGAGTATTTTATGAGTTTCTTCGGCCAAGGGGCCGGGAAAGCCACGTCTGAAGAATAGGAGTTAATTTATGTCAGACACGCAACATGCGACCACGAAACCCGACGAGACCGCACAAGGCCAGACTGCTGAGCAGCCTCAGGCCGATACGCAGTCATCCGAGGACACTGGTGCGCAACAAGACAAATCTCTGGACGATATTTTGAAAGAATACGAGTCAAAATCTGCGTCCAGTCAAACCGGCGGGCAACCGCAGCAGCAAGCCCCTTCGGCTGATGCGCAGTCATCACAGGGTGACAGCGGACAGCAGGGGGCAGCACAGCAAACAGGCCAGCAGACGGGTCAGCAACCTGATCCTATGGTGGCCGAGCTTTACAGGGAAAAGATCAATCAGGAGCTTTCCGAGGCGGCAGAAGTTGTTAAAGGCGATCTTCCGCTGAGTGAAGAGCATGCCAGAGCTTTTCTTGAAGGGATGGCGATGCAGAAACCGGGCCTCAAAGAGGCGTGGCAGCAGCGTCATACCAACAAGGAAGGCTGGAACAAGGTCTTAAAGAGCATTAACAAATCTCTTGCCGAGTCCTTGCGCCAGCAGCCTGACGAGAAGGCTACGGGTGATCATGAAGCTGTTGCTGCGGCAGTCCGCACTGCAAGTAACAAATCTTCGGCCCAGCAATCTTCGGATGAACCTTCAATGAGCAGTCTGTCGAAAATGACAGAGGCCCAGTTTGAACAGTTTAAACGTGGTGGTCTGGGCTAGAGGATTAAAGCTGTAAAGGAGTAAATTATGGCTTTGACAATCTCGGCAACGGATTCGGAACTACCGAAGCCCGTTAATGTGATCTTCCAGCAGACCTTTTTGCGTGAGGCGCAAAAGGTTGCTCCATACTTTGCCGGAACAATGCCCGCCACGCTTGAAAAGAACCGTGGCTCGGCAACCGTCAAATGGCGCCGCGTGGAAGATCTAACAATCCAGACGACGGCGCTTGGTGAGCTGACCGGCACTGCATCCTACATGCAGGGACGTGATGCTGATACAGCGTCTGTAACTGACATCACGGCGACTGTCTCGAAATTTGGAAACTTTATCATCCTCAACGAGGAAGACGATGTTTTCAATTTCACGCAAGAGATGGATGCCCTGATGCGCGCAATCGGCCGTAATGCCGGAGAGTCACTTAATGCGCTTCAGCGGAACGAAGCTGAAGACAACCTCACGCAGGTTTTCGCAAGCGGTGATGCTTCGGATGGTGCAGTCGATTCGGCTCTGACGGCCAATGCCGTTGAGAGTGTTGTTCAGGATCTGATCAACAACAGCGCGATGGTGTTTACGCCAATGACTGCCGGAACTGAGAATATCGGCACTGCGCCGGTTCTGCCGGGTTACTGGGGAATTTGCAGTCCGTTTGTGGCCAGCGATATCCGGAAGTTTTCTAACTTCACGTCTATCGAGAAGTACCACACGCAGACGGCGACTGTCCTTGGTGAGTTTGGCATCGTGCAGGCTGCCGGTGTCGGTGTCCGGTTTATTCAGACGCCGACCGCATCAGTTGATGCCAACGCCGGTGCGTTACTCGGGTCAACCGGCCTGAGGAGTACGGGCGGGTCCAACATCGATCTCTTTACGACTGTGATTTACGGTCAGGAGGCGTTGGGCTCTGTCGGTCTCGGTGTTCAGCACACGGACGGTATCTTCCGGACGGGTGATGAGCTGGGCGCAGTCGAGCTGATTCCGAAAGAACGTGGAACAGGCGGAACAAGTGATCCGTACAATGAGATTTCCACCTTGGCGTGGAAAGCCTGGCATACAGGTAAGGTCCTCAATAGCGATTGGGGCCGTGCCATCAGGTCAGGTGCGACGGACATTAACGCCGCATAACGACAACCGTGAAAGTCCGGGGGAAGACCCCCGGGCTTTTACACAACCCGAAAGGTTAGACAATGACGATTCAAAGATTTCAAAATGCCTATGACGACCGCGGCCCGCTGCAAACACTCAGGCGCAAGGAACTTGAGCTTCTTTGCCGGTGTTTTAATGTACAGTGGCAGCCGGGCATGAAGGCGACTGATATGCGCCAGCTATTACAGATTAACAACGTTAACCCGGAAAATCCGCAGGTTCAGCAGAAATACCGGACTTTTGTAAGCAGCCTTGAATTTTCAAAAGGCGAAACTGCCGCGCTGCAAGCGGATCAGGAAAACGAGGCTACCGCGCAAGACGCGAAGCCAAACGGGAATACCATTACTGATGGCTCACAAGACACATCCGGTGCGGATGACGTCGTCGCGGTACCACAAAGTGAGCGGGACAGTGCTGACAAGCAGCAAGCTAAACACTATCCGCAGAAGGTTCAGGGCTCAGGAAAAGAGTTTCAGGCGCGGCCTTCTGAGACACTTACCGATATTCCGGTGGACGACTTGTCCTATCTGGAAATGAAAACCCTCTTGTCGAATCACGGTATTCCGTATCAGAAAACTGACAAGAAAAACAAACTTCGTCAGCGCGTTGCGGAAGCTCATGTAAATGGCGACTTTGCTTGATGGCATTAACCGTGTTTTCAAACACGTTGGTCTGGTCCAAGGCGATCTGTCTGATCTGACGTCGTTAACTGATACGGCGCGTCAGAACGATATCGACCTTGTTCAGCAGTTTTGGAATCTTGAGATATCGCATCTTTTCGAGCTTGTCGGCCGCCCGATGCCGCAAGAGCAGAAGGAAGGCAGCATAACGCTTGTCTCGGGCCAGCGCGAATACGACCCGCCGTCTGATTATCTTCAGATTCAGTGGCCGATGCTGGACGAGGATCAGGGGCGCTACATTGATCTATTCCCGGGCGGATTTATGGCGCTGAGAAACAGCCAGCCTTTCCCGGAAAATCACGAGGGCGTTCCCAACTTCGCAGCCACAAGGCCGGATAACGGCAAATTCTACCTTGATACAATCCCGCAGGACGAAGATGCAGGGCGCATTTACAAGTTTTTCTATGACCGTTCCCTGCGGTTGACGGATGCAAGTGATCCAATGCCTTTTAACGATACCGTTTTGGATCAGATGGTTGTCGTGGTTGCCGAGCGGTGGGAGCTCAAGAGGCGTAACAAGGATCAGGAGGAGGTTTTTGGTCTGCCAACATTCAGGGCGACGGCCTACAACCGGGCGCTGGCGCTTGCAGCGGCATATCTGAATCCAAACAAGCGCAAAACAGGCTACAAACCATTTCATTCCACTGACAACTTTAACATAACAGACCCTTTTATATCCGATGCCCACTGATCAGGTTAATGAAGGACAGATTGTTCTGAAATTCGGCGGTGGCCTGAATACGTCGGCAGCCGTTGACGAGGTTCGCGGCCGTGAAGCCGTTGACGGAGAGAATTATGCGCTTGATATCGTTGACCGCCAGCTAAAGCCCCGCGCCCCGTTTGATAAAATCGGTCAGGTTCCGAACGGTCAGGAAATCCGCGGGCTTGTCAGTCTCAAGAAAACCAATAACGAAACGTCGGCTGTCGTTCAGGCCGGTGGCAAGCTTTATGAATGGGACGGCGGTACGGATTTTACCGAGATCGCGGACGTAAACCGCAATGCGCGGCTGAGAGGGCGGATTGAGCACTTCTGGGAGCTTGGCAACAAGGTTCTGGTTTCTGATTTAGAGCTGCGCGAGCCTGTCGGGGAATGGGACGGGTCTGACTACACCACGATGAACACAAGCCTTGAGACGCCGTTTTTCGCAAAGTATATCGAGGTGGCGAACGAGCGGGCTTTTTACGCCAACATCATCTCAAACTCGACACCAACGCCTAATCTGCTTGCAGGAAGCCGGATCTCGGATAATGAGACTTTGAGTGTTGATGACAAGCCTTCGACGGCGATTGGTCAGGATGATCCGTTTTTCCTTGTTATGCCTGATCTAAAGTCAATCAACGGTATTGTCAAAATCTTTGGTATCATGGGGATCTCGACCGAGCGCGGGCAGTTTCACCGGCTCAGCGGCAACAACGCTCAGAATTTCTCGATTGACTCTCTTTACCGTGAATCGGGTGCTGTGGGGAATGAATCGCTTGTTTTTATCGGGAACGATGTGGCCTACGGGCGTCAAGGGCGGATTGAATCGCTGAAAGATACGGACCGGTTCGGGAACGTTCAGAGAGACGATTTGAGCCTTAAGATAGAGCAAAGCATTGCCTCAGTGCGTAACTGGACGAATGTTTTTAATCAGAGGACGCTTAAGGGGTACTATTTCCCCGCTGATCAGCCGCGGGTCTGGCAATTTGATCCGTCATTGCAGGAATCAAATCTTTCTCCGTGGATTAAATGGACGACGGAACACATAAGCAGCTTCCAGCCGACGGCTGTGATGCCGATGTTTGATCCTTCTGACGGTCTGGAATATATCTTCTTCGGTGATGCCGAGGGCAATTTCTACAGGCTTGAAGGGACTGGCTTTGAAGGTGATGCTGGTAGCGAGTCGATAAAAACACGGTGGCGGTCCAAGTTGCTGTCTTTGGATACAAACGCGGATGTTTACGCCATCAACGGCTATGTCAAATACCTGAGAGCGTCTGAGGACTTTACAATTAACATTCAGTTCCGTTTTAGCGGTGAGACGGCGTTTAATCAGGAAATTAATATAGACGTTCCCAAGATAACGGGTGGGTCTTTTTTCAATAACGAGGCGTTCTTTGGCGGCGATTTTTTCTTCAATGCCCCGTTCCGGGACCGCCTTATCCGCCAGCCGATTCAGCCTGCCGGGCAAAATAACGACGTTCAGGTGCAGGTGACGGTTGACTCGAAAACAGCATGGGCCCTTAACGAAATAGGGATAGGTTTTAATGCCGCAACGCAGCCCTAAGACCGGCAAGCAAGCGAAGAAACAGGCAAAAACGCAAACGAAAGTCAAGCCAAAGCTCAAGAGGACATTAAAGCGCAAGCCTGTATCGCGGCCTCTTGCTGCGGATGACAGGCGTTGGCTGTGGGCGGCTTACGTGAAGGGCAGTTTTCCTGAAAAGACGTTCCCGGCCGGGCTGGAAATTGAAGATTTTAATGAAATTGTTGACAAACAGATCGAGACGCTTGATGAGGCTTACATGCTTGAAATGGACGACCGGCCTGTGGGTCTTGTAGGTGTGTTCCTCAACCAGCGCTATGGCTATATCGAGCCTCACGTTATATGGTTTGAGTGGGCGACGACGCGCAACAAAATCGAGGCGGCGGTCAAGTTTATTGATAAACTGCGGAAGAAGGTGCCGATGATGATTATTGTCGATGAAGATACGAAAAGCTTTTTTACACATATCGAAAGACATGGTATTATAAAGCGGATCGGTACAAGCCATGAAGCTATGGGCCGCAAGAAACTTTTATTTGAATCGCGAGGGAAGCTGTAATGGGTGGTTTATTCGGCGGTGGTGCTCCTGAGCCTCCTGGTGGCAGGGATGTTTTTCAGCCTTTTAACTTCGGTGGTCTGCGCGGCCGTCTTGGGCCCGGAACACGCGGAAACGTTAATATCACCTCGACGCCTGAGCGGCAGGCGCTTGTTGATCAGCTAAGCCAGTCTTTTCGGAATCAGTCGGGTATCGTTTCCAACCGCATTGCGCCTTTGTTTGAATCGGCCTTTGATCAGCAGCTGAATGCGATAAACAACGAGTTATTACCACAAGTGGAGCCGGGTTTTGGCAGACTGACGGAAGCGAGAAACCGTGTCTTCGAGGATGCCCTTACCCGCCTTGAGCAGCGCCGCGAGGCCGAAACGGGTGATTTGCGAGAGAATCTGGCCCGCAGGCGGATCGCGGGGTCTAGCTTTGCTTCTGATGCGCAGGCCCGTCAGGAATCGGCGTTCCAGCAGAGTATTGACGAATTAAGTGGGCAGCAGGCCCAGTCTAACGCTCAGTCATTCCTTCAGGAACTGGATATTACCCGCAATCTTATCAACCAGCGTTTTCAGACAGAGACAGCGCAGGCTCAAAGTGCCTTGCAGCTTTTGAATAATGCAGAGTCTCTTAACAGGGCAGCAACTGGTGTTCAGCTTGATGAACTTAACTTCATTGCACAACTGGGATCAGGCCTTGTCAGTGATGTTCAAAGGGCTTTGGGAGGTATAGCCCAGCGTCAGTTTCAGGCTGCTGCGGAGAGCGCGGCCGGCGGCGGAGGTCTTTTAGGTACTATCGGAGGGCAGCTGCTAGGTCCCAGCTTATCCGGGCTTGGTGGTGAGCTTGCCACCGGTCTGGGTCTTGCTGGCGGCGCGGGAGCAGGATCGGCATTTGCTGCCGCGGAAACAAGCGCTCTCCTGTTCCCTGAATTAGCCGCTCTTGCGGCAAGTGACTGGAAGGTGAAGGAAAATGTAAGGCTCGTTGATGACAGTGGTGCCATTCCGGTTTATGAGTGGGCTTACGTTGACAGTCCGCGCCGTTATCAGGGCGTCATGGCGGAAGATATCTTCAGGATGGTTCCTGATGCGGTCCACGTCAGAAACAACATTGCGTTCATTGATTACAGCAAGCTGCCCATTGAGATTAAGGAGGTTAACTAATGTCTGATATTGGTCAGGGACTGGCAGCTGGTGCTTTTGCTGATGCATTTCTGAGATCCCAGCGTGTTGGTCAGCAACAGCAACGGGTTAATCAGCAAGAGCGGCAGGTTGATCTGGCTGAAGAGCAATTTGATACTGAAAGATTCAACCAGCTTTTTGAGCAATCTGTTAAGACGCTTGGGGAGGCAAAACAGAATTTAGAGATCGCAAGATCAAAACCGGGTGCTTCCCAACAAGCGATTCAGCAAGCAGAAGCAGGGCTGAAAGGCCTGTCGCAAACCGTCGAGAGAGCCGTCGCTGCGGGAGCTCAATCCGTCGGCTTTAATCCTGAGCCTTTTGCGGCCCGGATTCGGGAGGTCTCCACTGGGCCGGGGCTCGCAGAAACCAGTCAATTCGAAGGGCAGCTGGCGGGCCGCCAGCAGGCGACAGAGCGAATTGCCGAAGTAAACCAGCTGACGCAGGGCGGGGTTGCGCCCGAGCAAGCACAGGCGACGGCTGGTATTGAACAGCCCGGCGTGCAATTTCAGCCTTTGACGCCTTCCGAAAAAGCAGAACGTGGTATACCGACGGGCGTTTTTGCCCAACGCAATCAGTCAACAGGAGAAATTGATCTTGAGTCAGTCTCGGGATCCCGTTCGGATCTTCTTTCCGAGACTGGTGAGGTTAAAAACGAGGTCAGTAGCACAATTCTCAAAACCACTGCCCAGCTTTTTGAGGGATTTGTTAATCCAGTGACCGGCCAAATTTCAATCGATAACGCCGAAGACCGAAAACAGGTACTTTCTATTGCAAGACAGGCTGAACGTCTTATCCAGAGCGGATCTTCAAACTCAACTGCGGATGCTGTTGCAAGATCTGCGAGAAATTTCGGTGTCGAACTTCCGCAATCCGCGACGTTGCCTGATGGAACATCAAGTAATCAGGGTGCGTCAGGCCCGGCCAATCAGGGCGCTTCGGAGGCAGGGAGTCAGGGCATTTCCCGTGAAGTAATTGGCAGGCTTCCGTCAGGCTCACAGTTTGCCGGGGTAAACAACGAGGGCGTGCCCGAGTTTATATTGCCGAACGGTCAACGTGTCAGGCTCAGGGCCAATAACTGATGTCTAATATTAACCCCGGGAACCGTCAGCCGGAAAATCAAGAAAGCGGCATCCCCGAAGGTTTTGAACTGGTCCCTCAAGAGGAGAGCGGTCAGGAAGCTGGCACAGTGGCAGACACGGATGCTGCCACGGACCAGCAGAATACGGTGCCCGAAGGTTTTGAACTGGTATCACCCGGTGAGCAAGGTCAGGCAACGGGTGCGGCCCCGGATCCATTCGGAACAGGGCCTTTCACTCTTTCTCCCCCGGACACGCAACGTGGTATTCCCGACGGCTTTGAGCTGGTTGAAGAGGACGGCGCTGAAAGTGTCTCAGACGATAATCCTTTTTCATCTTTTATTGATGGCACGGTAGACGCATTTAGTGATGCCTCAACGTTTGATGCTGTCGGTCAGGCTGGTCAATCAACCCTCGATGCTGTTGGTCAGGCCGGTCAATCCATCATCAATATTGGTCAGGCTTTTGGTGAAGGTGCGCTTGATGCATTAGCAGGGGGAGAGACTTTTCAAGGGTTTGGTTTGTCCCGGGAGTTTAAAAACCAGCTTCGGGAGAGCGGTGTTTTCCGGCAGGACGCCTCAGACTTTAGTATATCAAGAACCTTAAATGAGGCTGTCATTGGTAGCGGTGTTTCAGGACTGGACTTAGTCAGCCGCTTTATGCTGGCTCCCTTTGAAGGCGCGTTTGATGCGGCAGAACAAACAGCAATAGAGTTTGGTGAGTCTCCGTCAAGCGCAGCAAGTCTCAAACAGGATCTCCGGACTCTGGTTGATACAGCCGGGATCGTAACAGGAACATCACCCCTTCTAAGCGCGCAAACAGCACGCCGCGAAGCTGAAAAGGTCATTAATGATTTCGCCAAAAGAAGTAATATCCTGGCGGAGACAAAATCAAGATTCCGGCAGCAGGCAAAGAGGAATTTCGACAACGTCGCACCGGCCAGTGACGACGAGGCTTTGCAGCTTGCAAGGTCCAAGATTGGCAAGGAAAGCCCGCGGGCACTCACTGAAAGCGCAGATCTTGAGTCGTTTTCTTTTCAAGAGCGTGCGACAGCGTCTATTTTTGACCGGCTCCGGCCCATCAGGAATTTGGCAGAGCGTGGTGCGCAACGGCAAGGAATCCCGGCCGATCTTACTCCTTACAGAGACATGCGGCTTGTTGCCGGGTCCAGAGGGGTTTTTGAGCACGTTCTCAAGCGGGGGACAGTCAAGTTTAACGACGACGGAAGCGTTGGCGTTAGCGGTAAAGGGCTGAACGAGATTTTCTCACCACTGACGGGGAAGAAAAATGAAGCGATGCTTTACTTTGCAGGCCGCCGCGCGCGGGAGTTGAAGAATCAGGGGCGTGAAGAGCTTTTCAGTGATGTTGAAATCGATGCCATGGTGAATCTTGAGAAGGCTAACCCGGAATTTCGGGAGGTCTTTGACGAATTTCAGTCCTTTAATCAGCGGATGCTTGATTTTGCCGAGCAAGGTGGCGTGATAAGTGCCAGCCAAAAACAAAAATTTACAGATCTTGGGAACAGCTTCGTTCCATTCTACCGGGCAGCGGTCGACGGTGAAGGTGTTACACTTGGAAAGCTGTCAACCGGATCGCCCCTCAGGCGGCTCAAAGGATCGGATACGGCGCTTAATGAGATAGAGGAAAACATTGTCCGCAATACACTTTTGTGGACTGACATCACATTGAGAAATCAGGCAAAGAACAATGTTTACAATATGATCGAGGAATTTGGTTTTGATGATATTGCAAAACGCGCTCCAAAAGGGAAATTTGAATTTGCCAAGGTTCTTGATGACAAGGTCAAAGAGGCGGCCGCAAAGTCAGGCATTGATCTTGATGAAGAGTTGACGGGGGTTTTGAGCTTCAACCGGGAGGCGTCCGAGAACGTAGACTTTGTTTTCAGGAATGGCGAGCGTGTTGCTTTTGAGATAAATGACCCGGTTTTCCGTAAGGCCATGCAGTCTTTCTCGCCACGTTCATTGGGTTTTGCGACTCAAATATTCAGTCTGCCTGCAAATGTTTTAAGAAAAGGCGTGTCGATAACGCCTGATTTTATGATAAGAAATGCAGTTAAGGATACTGAGCAGGCTTTTATTCAGTCTGATTTCAGATTTACGCCTGTTGTTGATACGATCCGTGGTTTAAATACCCGTGTGCGTGAGGACGAGAATTATTGGAATCTCATGCGCAACGGTGGCGGATTTGCGACAACATATGCTGGTGAGGTCCAGACCGGAACGAATCTTCAGAGGATTTATAAAGATGCGGGCCTGAATCCCGGTAATGTTCTGGACTCTCCAAGACGGCTCTCTGAATTTGCGGAGAAACTTTCCTCATCTTTCGAGATGTCATCACGTCTCGGCGAGTTTCGTAATGCTTTAAATGCTGGGGAGACGGCACGCGATGCAGCCTTTGCGGCGCGGGAGATTTCAACCGACTTTTCACTCCGCGGCAGTAGCGAGACACTGAAATTTTTCACTCAGTCCATTCCTTTCCTCAATGCGCGTATGCAGGGTCTTAACCGTATCTACCGCGCGGCGCGCGAGAATCCGTCACGGACAGCAATTAAGGGCCTGACAGCCTTGACCATTCCGAGTCTGGCGCTTCACTCCCAGAACCGCAAGGATCCGCGTTATCAGGCATTACCTGACTGGGTCAAGGATCAGCACTGGGTTTTATTTTTGCCGGATCAGGTTGCCGACACATTTGATGTAGACCGGGATCAGCCGTTTATGATCCCGAAAGGCTTTGAGACCGGAGCAGTATTTGCCACTATGCCGGAGATCATGATGAATGCGGCCGCGGATCAGAACGGCCCGGAATTTGCTGACCGGGTTATGAAGGTTGCGAATGACATGTTATCAGTTAACCCCATACCGCAGGCAGTCAGGCCACTGGTCGAGACCGAGATTGCAAACGAATCTTTCTTCACCGGCGCCCCGGTTATTCCCAGAGACCTTGAGAATGTCCGGCCTTCAGAGCAGTTTGATGCCTTTACAAGTGACACGGCGGTCGAGCTCTCTCAGATCTTGAGTGATAATCTCGGGGTTGAGGTGAGCCCCAAAAAAGCTGAATTTCTTACCCGTGGTTATTTCGGATCAATAGCCTCACATGTTTTGTGGGGGCTGGATATGCTTGCCCGTGACGAAGCAGAACGTGGGGAAAGGCCAGCAACGCCTGTAAGCGAATTTCCGATCCTTGATGTTTTTACCGAGCGCAGCCCTGCTTCATCAACCCAGTTTATGAACGACTTTTTTGAGCTAAGAGCAGCATCCGAGGAAGTTGCCTCGACTGTCAGGAAAATGAAAAACGAGGCCCGCAGACCGGATGTCAGTGATGAAGAGCTTGAGCTTTTAAGTTTGCGGAAGTTTTTGCGGGATGGCTCTCAGCAAAGCGGCAAGATAAGCCGTGCCATTGAGCTTATTTCAAACGATGAAGACTTATCAGCTGAACAAAAACGCGAGCGGATGGATAATTTACTTAAGCAGCGAAATGAGTTATTCTTACAGCTTCTACAGGGTGTCCCCGAGCCGGTCCTGCGCCGTGAGGGCATCGCAATTCCAGCAGAAAGAAGGTCCGAATAATGTCAAATCCTTATGATAGCGTCACAGTCTCCGGTTACAACAATTCGCCGCCGCCTGATGACGGCTCGGAAACCGAGGCCAACAGGGTTAAGTGGGAGACGATCAAGACGAAGCTTCCTGATCCGCTCAAGACGGCGATTGAGACGGTAAACACCAACATAGCTGATGCATTTGACGCGATTGCTTTTAACGGCATCAACACCCAGTCCAGCCCCTACACGGTTCAGGAGTCGGATCAGGGGGCTGTTATCCGCACTGATTCTGACGTTACGTTGCTTCCGACCGGGACGGCGCAGGCCGGGTTCTTTGTTGTCATTCAGAACGTTGGTAATGCGGATCTGACTATTGATGCGGACGGGACCGAGAAGATTCTTGTGACGACGAACGGGGATGCGGTTGATGAAGACGAGACGTTTACGCTGTCTCCCCAGCAGACGCTTTTTCTTGTTGCTGACGGGACAAACGGCTGGGTTGTGGTTCAATCAGCCCCGCAGGTTATTTTCGGGACCGATGAGGCTTCGGATGATGATTATATCGTGACGAGTCCGGGCTACCGGGTTTCGGCTCTTCAAGAAGGCCCTCTGTTCATCTTTTACCCGCAGACTGACAATGAGGGGGCGGCGACGGTTAACTGGGATGACACGGGGGCGAAGGATCTCAAGAAAGGCAATAACGAGAACGTCGGGACCGGTGATATACTGGCGGAACGGCCTGTGCTGATGACCTATGACGCGACTGAGGATGCATACGTCGTCATCAATCCGCAGACCAGCGAGGTTATTCTTGACGAGTTTGTCGGAGGTTTAAACCTGACCATAAACGCCACTGACTCAAATCACGATATCGACGCTCAAAAAGGGACGGCTGCGGTTACAAACGCGGGTGGCAGCAAAGATTATGCGGTGACAGGGACAGCTTTCACCAAGAAGATTGATGATTCGTGGGCTGAGGGTGACGGTCAGGGCGGCATGGCCATCAAGACCATGACCGGGACGTTCACGACGTCGGGGACTGACGTTACAGGCTCGGGGACGGATTTTGACAACGAGTTTGAGGTTGATGACGTGCTGTTTAGCGACTCCGAGAGTGTCGCGCGCAAGATCACGGCGATTGCCAGCGGCACGTCGATGACGATTGACAGCGCTTTTCCGTCGGATATTGGTGGCGGGGGTGATAACGTCAAGAAAGGCGGTCTGGCCCCGGACACACTGTACAATTACTTTATCATCAAGGACGCCGAGACTCAGGCTGTTGATTTCGGGTTTGATACGACGGATGACGCCGAGGTTCTTCTCAGCAGCGACGCAAGCGACTATGAATTTTCCAAGAAAATCGGCGAGGTTGATACCGACAGCGACTCGAATGTGAGACGTATTAGAAACTTTAGTTCTCAGCGTACAGTTGAAGAGATACAAGACGTTTTTCAGCTTCTGCACGTACAGGACCAGAAATCTTCCGGGACATTTGGTCAGGGTCTGGCCTCGGCGACGTGGAATCAGCGGGACGTTAATACGGTACTTACCAATGAAATCTCGGGCGCGTCTATCGGTTCAAACCAGATTACATTACCTGCCGGGACCTACGACATAGAATGCTGGGTCACGATCTTTATTGTAAATAGTGCATCCCTGAGATTAAGGGATACAACAGCCGGTTCAAATCTTCCGCCCCGCGGGTTAACCGGGTCTGATACCGAGGATCCTGACCCGGGAGCTGAAGAGCAGGGGTATTGCTCCATGACCGGGCGTTTTACGTTAACTCAAGAATCAGTTCTGGAAATCCAGAATCATGTAGAGATCACCAACAATACCAATGGCGGGGGCAGCCCCGCGGGGATTACGGATTGGGAAGAAGTATATCTGGATGCCAGAATATGGAAGCTGGGATAATGATAACGCCGTTATAAGGACTTGAACATCGACTTTCTGCTTTTACCCGCTGTAGCCCTTCTTGGCAGCCTGTCTTTTGCCGTCCGCGGTGGCAGCATCCCCGGCTGGCTTAAACTGCCGAGCACTTTTGCGGGACGTTTTCAGTACGCGGCCCTTCAGGGTGGCATCTACTGGTATTACACGGGTGACTGGCGTTTGTGCCTTGCCGCAATACCCGCAACCTACATTGGCATCACGCCGGGGTGGGGTGAGATATTCGATATTGGCACGAGAGAGGGCCCGGTTAGGGAAGAAGCCTTCTATATGGCTTGGAGAGGGCTCTTTTTAGTCTGGCCTGTGTCTATAATCCTCATGTTCATTTCTCCCCCTCTCTCGGCAATCCTCGTCCATTTGGCGGGCATGTCTATAGGGCTGTGGTACTGGGCGGCGCGGCATAGTCTTTTAAGGCGGGTTTTCCGCAACAACACTCTGACGGCGGAGCTTGTAACGGGTTTTGTTCTGTCTCTGGCCACGCAGGTTGCCTTGCAGCTTTAATATTGCTTTAAGCTGTGGTAGGCTCTGATGAAAGAAAGCAAAGGTAATGTCTGACCCTCTCTACCAAGCCGCTGAAATGGCTGCCCGCGGCATTAACTGGCTTGTCGCCGGGGCGGGTGCGGTTCTTGCGTGGGGCTGGCGGAGGTTGCACACCCGCGTTGACCTTATTGAGCAGCAGCAACACGAGCAGCAGAAGAATCAGGCAGTTCAGCACACGGAAACTGCAAATCTCAACACCAAGATCGATGATCTTTCAAGGCTTTGCGAGCGCATCGAGCGCAAGGTCGAGAACAAGCAGGACAGAAGCTGATGGGGCGGGTCAGGATAAAGTCAGTGAAATGCAATGGACGAGTGGGTTCCTAATGATCAATCCTGAGTATCTTTGCCGCCATGTTATCAGGCCGGTCAATTCTCTTCTTGGCATGCAATCCCGGAGCGCCGACCGTCTTGTTCTTTACACGATGGCGACTGAATCTGATCTGATGTATGTCAGACAGCGGCCTTCGGGGCCCGCGAGAGGCCTTGGGCAGGTTGAGCCTGCGACACATGAAGATATATGGACGAATTTTCTTGATTACAGGCCGGAGCTTGCCGAACGCGTTCTGACGCTGATTGCGCCTGATTTTGCGCCGACGCCGGATAAAATGATTGCCAACCACTGGTACTCGGCTGCGATGGTCAGACTCAAATACTACCGCGATCCTGAACCGTTGCCGCAGCCTGCCGACATTGAGAACATGGCGGAATACTGGAAGCGTGTCTACAACACGCCGCAGGGGAAGGGCAAGGTTTCTGATTTTGTCCGTAAGGCGAACATTGTCAAGGAATTGACGTGATGATACAATCCTTTCAGGAGAGGAGAACGTTTTATGAGACAGCTTTTACAAACTTTGCTTGACCGCTTGAGAGAGCCGTCAACCATCCGCACTGGCATTACGCTTCTTGCAGGCGCGATCGGTGTGACCATCCAGCCGGAGCTTGTCACGCATATTGTGTCAGGAGTTGCGGCAATTGTATCGATCATCGCGATCACAACCAAAGAGGAGAAGAAAAATGGCTAAACGACGTAAGGGTGGCGGCCGGAAGCGGTCACCTGTTTTATTTGATCTCGGGATTCTGGGTTTTCTGGGTTTGTTGCTGATCGGTTTTGCCGGTGGTGCCGGAACGCAGGCCCGCACGGAGTTTGTCCCGGTTTGCAGCGAAGACGCGCCTGCCGGTGAGCTTTGTGTCGATCCTGTTGACATCCGGGTTAACGACTAGAATTTCCGCCGGGCGTGTTTTACGCAAGCCTCGTCCTGAACGCTGTCGCTTTCGCGGCGTTATTTTACGTCATCCGGCGTTTAGGGAAGATTGAAGCCGAACGTGACGCGGCTGTTGGCAAGCTTGGAGATATGAGGGATGATGCGAATATTTCGGCTCAGCCTCCTTTGTCTTTTCGTGATACTCTTGACCGCTTGTCAAAGCCGCGTTGAGAGTTGTCCTGCGTTTCCTGTCCCCGGGGAGCGTGTCAGGCAGGAGCTCGCTCAGTGTTGCTGCCCGTCAGGTCTTGATCAATGCAGTTTCGAGAGCAGGTGTCCGGCCTACAAGGCGTGGCAGGATGACTTGCTTGACCTGAAAGAACAGTTGGAGAATTAGTGTGCCGCAGATCGTTAGCCCCGGGGGTTTAATCCGTGTGAATAAGTCAACCCGCGGCCTTAGCCCTGAGGATTTTGACGGTCTGTTTGCGTGGTTTGACGCTGATGACGAGAGCACGCTGACGATTCAGGGGGGCAGCGACGTCGAGTCGTGGGATGACAAAACCGGGAGCGGTCAGAACCTGAGTCAGGCCACCACTGCTGATCAACCGCAGACGGGTATGAATACGCTGGGTGGCCGCAATGTTCTGACGTTCAGCAGTGACTCGCTTAACCGCGGGAGCTTTACGACGCCGTCTGCGATGACAATCTTCTATCTTTGCAGCATTGATCTTGTCGATAATGCTTTTGACAGCATCTACAGCTTTAGCGGTAACAGCAGCAACACTGATCTTCAGGTTGATGCAGGGAATAGTGGCCAGTTCGACGGCCGTCTTAATGGAAACAATTTTGGCGGATCAAACCCTTCGTTTACGGACGGTCCTTATGCGGGCTGGCATATCTACAGGCTGACGCTTGATACGTCTAGCGGTGTTGCCATATATGTTGACGGCAATCTTAAGGCCAGTGACGGCGGCTGGACCAATACAATTGCCAGCGGCACCAAATTTGCCGTTATGGAAAACCGCGCGGGAAACAACCTGCTTGGCGGCAAGGTTGCCGAGTGTATCATCTACAACACTGTTTTGTCTGACAGCGATGCGAGTCTTCTGGAAACGGATTATTTGACCGGGAAGTGGGGGCCGAATGCCACATCCGGCTCGGGCGGAGGCGGCGGAAAGTGACGCAGATTTCTCATCCCGGCCGACTTGCCTCATATTTTCGTTTCCCTCTTGTCCCTAACTTCGGGTCGTCATTTTTCGACGGGGGCGGGTTTTTGGTGGACAGCCTTGGGACATTCTCGCCGGATGATCAGGACAAATACTTCGTTGCTTTCTGGATCTACCCGACAAACATCTCCGGCAGTCAGGCGGTTTATACAGAGATCGGCGGTTTTGGGTCCGGGAAGTTCGTGTTTAACAGTATTATTGTGAGATTTCAGCAGACAAATACCGGCGCAATGCGGGTCACTGGCAATGACACCAGTGAGAACACCAACCTTGACGGCACGACATCAACGACGGGGGACGCAAACGAGTGGAACATGTGGGCGTTTTCAATCGACGTTGCGTCATCCACGTATCAGTACCTGCATTGGTCTGACACGTCTGGCAAGACGGTAAGCACCATAAGTCCCTCGACGGATACAGGCAATTCGTTTGCCAGGTCTCTTATGGACGTCGCCGACGTAGCGCGGGACGTAACAAACCAGAACCAGTTTGTCGGCCGCATTGCGCAGATTCACGTCAGGCCGGGCGAGACCTTTGATTTAAGTGACTCAAACGTGCAGAACAAGATCATCCGCGAGGACCGTTATATGGACTTTCGGACGCTGACGCCTAACGAGATAAACCTTTCCGGCCAGCCGGGCGATATTGAGTTTAATAACTCCCCGGGCGGCCGGTTTCCTGAGTGGGATTTTGCGGGTAACGGCGCCACGGCAGCGGCGGGACCACAACCACCTTTTAGCGGGGCATGAATGGCATTTGAGGGACGAACAGACGGATCGGTCAAGATTTACGTTGCGGAGCAGTTGAATCTTGCGCCTGCGAGGCCGCGGGATCAGGTCTTTATCCGGGGTGATGAGGTTGAGCTCGCCATGGTTGATGAGGCAACAGGGGATTTGTTCGGCGGCGTTGTTTACGATCACTTCAATTTTGAAGGACCGCAGACGTGTTTCGTGAACGTTGTTACCGGGCGTCAGTGGACCAATAACCGCTTGCAGGTTGTTTTCGGCAATCCTTTTGGTAACCTTGGTATTATAAAGATGTTTGCGCTGATTGAAGATGACGATGACGTGACGCTCGGATTTGCTGACGGACTGGGCTTTGTCCGCGAGCAGCGCACCTATTTGACAACCACCAACCCGTTCACGGGGGCGCGGACGACATATCAGCTATGGAGTCTGTCCAACGGAGATCTTGTCATCGGCAGAGGACCGCCGCCGAATGAACCAGCCTTTGGAGGGCCTGAGTGATGAACAAACATACCGGCGCAAACGACAACGAGATGAAAGGTGGCACGTGGCTCGCCCGCCTTCTGCCGCTTAAATGGTTTAAGAAACGCGACAAACGCAAGGCTGGCAAAAAGCTGGCCCGGGATTTGACAAAGCGGGGGCACAAAAAATGACTAAGAAGCAGCAGCGCATCAATGAGAAGCTCACAGATGAACGTGTGTGGCAGGAAAGGTGTCACGAGGCATCTTTGATCCTTCAGGAAGAAGAACGCACACAGAAGCATCCTCGCCGCTTACAGAGGGATTCCCTCCGGGACGTGCTCAATCTCTGGCGTTTGAAAGAGCGAAGGCGTGGGAGCTAGATGGCGCAGCGTGACATAAGCCGGTGGTGGAGGTCTCACAAGCAATCGCTGGCGTGTCTTTGTTGTGGTGAGGATCATCCTTCGGTGTTGGAGTTTCACCACCGCGATCCTGAGACGAAAGAGTTCAACGTTGCGCGCAAGATCCGCAGTGCCCAGACGTGGGAGGACTTGCAGGAAATCCGTCAAGAAATGGCGAAGTGCGACATACTTTGCAGTAACTGCCACAAGAAAGTTCACTTTAAGTGGCGGGAGATGGCGAAGATGCGGTAAGGATCTCCGGCAAAAAAGAGGACTACCTGTCCAGAGTTTTGCTTGAGGCCTGCCGCGGCTTACAAGCGGCAGGAGAAACCTTTAAACCTGCTGTACCGGGACGCTGGCCACGTGTAAAGCCCAGACAATCATGCCAAAGACAACAACGGCGTAGACGGCAAGCAGCCAGTTCGGCGTCGGGACAACATCCCTGTTATCTGACTGGTTGAGCCAGAATCTGACGTTTTGAATCATGCTGTACCTAGGTGTTTTGAGTCTTGTCCGCATTGCGGGTCTTCCTTTCAAGTCTCAGGTATTTCATCTCGATTTCCTTAAGGCGCATATTCAGATGTTCGATCTTCCGCAGGATGTCCGCCTCGCGCTCGCGTATTTCGTTCCTTTCAAGGCGGACAGTATCTTTCAGGCTTTCATACATTGCATCGAGAGAGGCGTCCTGCTCTTCGGTAACGGTCGCTTTTGCGTCTTTCAGCGAGTGCATGGCTAATCTCCTTCCTAAAACGGGATTTCGTCATCCGACAAAGCTTCCCCGTGATCCTGAGTCTGTTTCGGGGCCTGCTTCGGGGTTGGCGGACTTTCAGGGGCAGCCTGTTGTGCGGGTTTTTGGCCGGTTACTTTTCTGTACTCGGGCGATTCCTTGATCATAGCCTGCAAACCTTCCGGGATTTTCTCAAAGGTCTCTTTGTCAAAATCGTCGAGCGAGAAAAGAACGGACTCGTTGTATTGTGGCGGCATGTCTGTCCCGGCCGGGGCCGACATAACCCCGGTCACATCAGCCTTTGTGTAACCGTTCTGTTTTTCCTTGTGCACGATATTCAGCATGCAGGGCTTGCCGAGCAGCGATATAAGATCAAAGCCCTTGGCCTCTTCGTCACGTGTCAGGTTGCGGCCTAGCCATGATTCAAGTACCGGGCGAAGTTTGGATTTTGGGTTTGTACTTAGCGTATAGTATTGGCCGACGACGTGAGGGGCTCCGTTATCAAGAGTCGAATTGGGAAGTTCCCAGCCCACGTTGATCGTCCTTTTAAAGTCGATCTTGCCCTGATACTCGCTTTTGCGTGTTCCAAGGTCGAGTATCCGGTAGCAACGGGCAAGGTGTGTCCCCGGTTCGGGGAGCTCAAAGTCCTGTCCCCCTGATGATTTTGCGACTAAGGTTGTCATTTACTTCTCCTTTGGTTTAAGGCGGTTGGTTTTCCATTTGTAAAGTGAGCGGCACGCGAGAAAGGCGGATCCATCCGCGTAATCATTCTCAAAGACTGCATGACTCACCTTGTTCCCTGAGGACGGGATGTTAAAGACAATCCGCTTTTTCACATCCTCGCGTGCCATCTTTTGGTAGGCCATGGCATAAGCTGCAAGCTGAATGCCCATGTCGGCGTATATGCCGCTGCCTGTCTTGAAATCAACCACTGCAAGCTCATCGTTGACTCTGGCAATCAGGTCCACGGTGCCCGCATACCAGTGATCCGGGTCAAATATGATTTTCTCGGCCGCAACCGGCTTGATGTTAAGACTGTGGGCCTCAAGGTAGGCTTCATAAGCTTTGAGGGCCTCGTTGGCGTAGGTTTCTTCCGAAGACGCGGTAAATTTTCTGCCCTCGATCGCAGCCACGTATTTCTTCTCAAGCAATTCATGAATTTCGGTTCCGCGTTCCGCGGCGTCATCGCGCTTGCGGACGTGTGCTTTTTTCATGCGCTCAACCCTGTCGTCAATCTCTTCCTGCGTGTAAGCCTGTCCTGCCTGCCAGTTCTCTTGCAGAAAGTTGGCGCACTCCTTGGCAGCCCAGTAGATGAGGTGGTCCTTGCCGAGAAGGTTTTTGATCGTTGTCACACCCGGCACTTTAACCCATTTGTCGTGAGTAGAGCTTTTCCTGACGGGTTGAGCTTCGTAGTAATGCTTGCCGCCTGTGTTGTTAAAGCGGACGCGGTAACTCATGGTCTCGATTGTCTTTGTCATCGTGGCCTCTCCTCCGGCGGCAGGACAAAGCCGTGCTCGGTTGCCAAATACCCCTGAATCTTGTCGAGATAGTTGGCAAACTCGTCGACGGTTAAGTCTCTTGTTGAAATTGGTGGCTCTTTTGTCACGCCATCAACATTGACGATCCGTGAGCCCAGAAACTTGTACCGGAAATATTCCTTCCAGTACTCCATATCCTGCTCGCCGCTGTAATTGGCAAACTCGCGCACCAGCTTCTGGTAAAAGTCGTTCTGCTGGCTGCTGCGCTTGTCGTCGTAGGCGGCACACTTGACAACCTGCGGCTTGCCAGCCTCGACCTGGTGCCGCACGTGCTCGGCAACGTTGGGAATATGGCCCGGATCGTAGATGTAGAACGTTTTAGACATCGTCTGTCTCACCATCCAGTGATTTGCGTGTGTCTGTTGTGGCCATGAGAGAGATTATCAGCTGAAACATTCCCTTCAGGTATTGCTCTGTTTCCCTGTAAAAAGCTTCATCGGCCTCAAAGTTATGATCAAGCATCATCGCGTTTGCATCCTTAAGGCACAAAAGCGCCTGATGAAGATCGCGCTCGACCTTTACATCCTGCTCGCTTTCTTTCATCGCAAGGCTGTTCATTGTTGACACTCCTTTGTTAATTGGATAACATCCATAAAGTTATACAAATCAACTCATCAAGTCAAGGGAGAGAGTTATGGAAAATGAAAAAAACTTGGATGCGGCCGCGGGCGAGACCGAGAGCGAGGCTTTTGTGGCGTTCCGGTGTCCGGAGTCTATGAAGAGGAAAATCAAAAAGCTGTCGTTGAACGAGGTTTACGGCGGCAACGTCAGTGCGTTCATAAAGGATGTTGTCAACTTTTATCTGGAAAGTCAGGAAGATTCTGATGGCTAGCCTGCCATGGCGGATGACCGCCAGAGACTGGACGGGATCCGAGGACAACCTTCACAAAGCCGTTGCCTCATATCTTGAGAAGGTTCTGCCGCCCGATACGTGGACGACTGTCGAGCAGCGCAACGACGGTGGCAAGGGCAAGGCCGGGATGATCCGGGCGCAGGCCCGGAAGCTGCGCGGCGTCAAGTCAGGCTGGCCTGACCTGCTGATACATTACCGCGGATTTACCGACAATAACTGTTTGTCGCAGCGGACGCTCTACATTGAGCTAAAGAAAAAAGGCGGCAGCCAGAGTCCCCGCCAGAAAGAGGTTACTCAGTCAATCGAGGCACTCGGGATCCCCGTCTGCGTTGCCAAAAGCGTCGATGAGGTCGAAGCAATTCTAACCTACTACAACGTTCCGAAAGGAGGGAGCTTATGGTGAAGACGATAAATCACGATATACCGCGGGCTGCCGGCGACTTTTACCCAGAGCCGGACGAATTTTACAGCGGACCGCTGGAGACAACCGAGGCAGCTGTCTATCTCGGCATGTCTGTCCCGGCCTTTCTTGAGCTTGTCCGCAGCAGAAGGATCGCTCACAGACCGAGAGGCAAGCCGCGGGACGACTCGGGGCGGACCTACTACACCATTCTTGATCTGCAATACTACATGAGAGTCGAAAGCCACGGCTACAAATTCGCCGCCTGATCAAAAGAAAGGAACAATATTATGGCAAATCATCATTTTAATGCTGAGCTTGCATCAATTGTTGGCGTAGACGCAGCAATTCTCTTTGAAAACATCTACGCATGGAGTGAGAAGAACGCCGTAACTGGTTATAGATCCAAAGATCCAGACGAGCCTGTCTGGGTTTTTCTTAACGGCAGCGTATTTGCAAAATTATTTCCCTATTTCATAGAGGATGAAGTTAATAGAGCGCTAGAAAAACTTGAAAGAGAGAGTCTTATAAATACCGGAGGCCTAGAGTTTGCGCACCATTCACGGAGAGGCCAGTACGCTATCGATTTTGTATCAATTGAGGCTGATGCCGGACACGATTCTTTCAGAGAATACTTACTTCATCTTTACCCGAAACTGTAAAGGAATGTATTATGCAATTTTTCAACCCTTTTCGCTTTTTCACAGGGTCTTTCATTCCGAACGCCATCATGCGTGACGGCAACATAAGCCCGGGAGCCAAGCTTTGCTATGCCCGGCTGTGCCAATATGCGGACAAAAACACGGGGGTTGCCTATCCGGGTCAGGACGCGCTGGCAGACGAGCTTGGCGCTAGTGTCAGGCAAGTGCAGCGTTACATCAAGGAACTGGAAGATTATGGCATGTTGCACGTTGAAAGGCCGGGCCTTCGGAAAGCGAACAGATACCGTTTTCTGATACACGAAACCGTATATCAGGACACGACAGATATGTCGTATCCTGACACGACAGATGTGTCGTATCCCATAGGAAGAGAATCAATGGAAGAGAATCAACTGGATAGAAAGAGCGGATACACCAAATCGGTACCCGAAGAATTACCAGACTGCATAGATCCGGCCAAGTGGGACGAGTGGGTGCAGCACCGCAAGGAACTGCGCAAGAAGTTAACGGAGCGTCAGGCGCAGAAGCAGGTGTCAAAACTTGAGAGCTGGGCTGCTGAAGGATATGATCCGAACCAGATTATCGAAACGTCAGTCACGAACGGCTGGCAAGGACTGTTCAAACCGAAGGGAGAAACCGATGCCGCGCGCGGAAAATCAAGAACTGATGACTACATCGACGAAACCGGAAAACTCGTGGAGCGAATCAGAAAGGGCGAGGCTTAGTACCGAGCTTGCGGATGTGTTGGATGAAGCGCGGCACTACGGCAAGCCGCCCAGTCTTGAGGCCAAGTACCGCCGTTTCCGCAAGTACTTTGAGGGGCGGTATAGCGTGGATGACCTGATTTACGCCCTGCGCAGCCACATGCTTCAAAAGGGTGAATGCCCAGTGGTCGCTGACATTGAAAAAATCCTCAACCCGCCCCCGCGTCAGATCAGCCACGCCGAGTACATCCGCTGCCTTGATGAATACAAAAAAACCCGCTTTGATAATTGGAGCCCATCGGCCATGATCGTCCACGAATATGAGCGCCAGCAGCGCGAGGGTGATGAGAAGCCGGAACCGCCCGCGGATGATCTCAAACAGATTGGCGTGAAGACAGATTTAAAGCGCATCGAGTCTGATGAGGGTGATAACGTGGGCTAGGATTGCTCCACACGGCGCGAGGATTTCCACACAGAGGCAAAGATGGTTAAGGATGGGTGTGTAATCATCTGAATCAAAAAGGTGGCTTTCTCGTCAATCCTCGGCGGTTTTTACCGCAAAGCCTTTTTAGTCAGCCAGAATGGCGCGGATATCTTCTAAAACTCCCAACGGTGAGTTTGCATAGCCTCCGTCAAGGCCGTCATCAAAGACCAGCTCGTAGATTGCGTCGCATTTGTCTTTCCAAGTCGTGGCGGGCTGCCACCCCGGCGTCATGTAGTTGTCGCTAGTGACGTTGATGCTCTGGTTGCGGCCGGTTAATGCTGATTTTCGCTGGCCTGATATCTCGGCAAGGCCCTTCATTCTGAGATAGGAAAGCGTGCGGTTGGCGCTGCTTTTGTCAAAGCCAAGGCGTTTTATCACGTCGTCAGTGGTTACGCCGTTATCTTGCTCCATAAGGGCATGTACGCGCTTTTCCTGCGTACTCATGCGCGGTGTGATATAGTCCAGTGCGTCCAGCTGGGCCGGTGTCGTCATTCTGTCATATCCTTGAGCTCGGCTGTCTTGACTGTAAATCCTTCCATTTCGCTGGTCTGAATAATGTCGCCCCGCGTGGTGGACGGGTAGGTTGTTGAGCTAAACCTTTTTGAGACAACGCAATCGTCGCCGGGCTTAATCCAGCAGTTATCACCAACATTAAAGGTGCAATCGTCCTCGGTCCTGAAGTTGCCGTGTGAGGCTGTGTCAAAGGTGCAGCCCTCGCCGGTGCGGAAAATGCAGTGAGATCCTGCATCTAAAATGCAGAACGAGCCGGTTTCAAAAGAGCAGGCGTCGCCGGTTCTGAAATTGCAACCTTGCCCGGTCTTAAAATCGCATTCGCTGCGGGTAATGAAGTTGCAATTATACTTAGTTTCAAAGCTACAGGAGTCGCCAGTTATGAAAGTGCAGTTTCTGCCGGTGACAAACTCGCAGTTGTCGCCAGTGATGAACGTCACATGATCGACGTCTTCAAAAAGCAGGTTGAGGCCGTTTTCTCTGGTCAAGAGGCTTTTTGTGCGGCTGTCCCACGTGTACAGCGAAGGATCGACGTCTCTGCCGTTTTTGCGGATGCGGCCCGGTATATCTTGCTTAGTCATTGGTTAGTCTCCTTTCGGGTTGGTTAAGTCAGGTTCTAAATTCAAGTTGCTTGTAAATATCGGGTGGCAGTCCGTAGGTCTGGGCGTTAGCCTCAAGTGCTGTGTTGTGGTCATTGCTGACGCCGATTGCAAAGCGCCTGCCTGTGCCACATAATACACGCAAGAAACGCTGCTTGCCGTGGTCTGGTAAAGTCACTTCCACGAGCTCACCAACCATCGGGTCTTCGTCTTTATCAATCGTTTCAGCGTCTAGATTGTCGAGTATGCGGTCCCACCCGACAATGTGGTTGCAGGCAATTGTTCGTTTTTCCGTGTCTCTCAGCAGAAGTGCTTCGGACGGGCTCAGTGATGACGGGTCCTTTATCCACGATTCAGACACCCGCACGCCTTCGACAGCGTAAACTGAAAAGCCGTCAGCATATTCAACCGCAGGTCCTTGCAGGTTATGCAGGCGGTCTTCAGAGTCCCAGCATACTTTCTGCGGCTTTTCGCTGACAAAGCATATGTTCTCATAGGGCCACCACCTTTCACACAATTGCGCGATATTTTCCACAATGGTCAGGCGCCGGCCGGCCTCTTCGTCAAAGTTAACCCCCAGATTTTGCATAAAGCGGTAATGTGCGATCCAGTCAAGGTTACGTAAGTTTGAAAGGTTATATGAGCTAACAGGGTTATCAATGTAATTAGACTCGATGGATGTATTTTTAAATATATTCTCATTATCGTCCCTCAGCTGATCATTAGTCTTGACTGTGAGGGGCGTCATGTGTCTGGAAAGCTTGGACCGGATTAACTTTGTAAGACGGAATATGAACGCTATTTGAGTCTGAGCGCTGACCTCATAATTATAATGACTGTCGGTAAGGTGAGATAAATTATACTTCATTTGATAATAAAGTTGTTTCCCAAAATCTTCAATAAGGTCTTTCCCAATCAGCTGGTCTTTTAGATAGGTTTTACTCGTTTCTCTTTCGAGCTCTTCGAGCTGATCGAACCTTATGAGCTGCCGCGATATCTTGCGGTCAGAGAGTATGTTGACTCCATTAGACGCTTCAAAGAGGCGGCAGCTGATGTTGCAATTCTTCCTGGTTTCAGAGTGAAGTGCCCTCTGAATCTCGTGGGTGATATCGAGATTGTCATGATTTTCCAAAAGATGCAGCAAGATTTGGGCCTGCAACGGACTTTGCAGAACGATCACGTCCGGGCGGTCCCAGCCAATTTCCTGATAGGCGTCTCCGATTGCCTTGGTTATGGCCTCCCGGTCCATTGGTGTTGCGGATTGCGCCATATCGAAATAGTGCTGGAGGAAAACAGGGAGGTCAGCCTCCTGCTCAGGCGTTAGATCCGAGAATAAAGTTTCTGCCATAGTTGCTCCTTTCGGGTTGGTCAGGTCAAAATTTCCCACACGCCATAAAGCCAAGCGATTGGCGGAAAGAAAGACGTTGAAAGAACGAATTCAAGCCACATTTCCTTGCGTGCCATTATCACCAGCCCGAATATGTAGGGCCAGAAAACGACAATCATTGCGAGCACATAAGCGCCAAGCTTGCCGAGAAACGTACCTGTTTCGGTTAAAAACCGGGTCATATCTCTTCTCCTAGTCAATCGGCTTGCGCCAGCCGTCAGGCATGAACTCTTGCTGGCGGTTGATGCGGTACGTCCTGCCTGCCTTGAGGCCAGCAGACTCATGGGTGTCGAAAGAGCGGTTGTGTTCAATGACGGTATCGTTAATGCACTTCAGCCACGCGACAAACTCATTGTCGGCCGCCTCGTACATCTGTACGTCACGTTCCATGACAGTGTGATGGTGGCCGGTCTCGCTGTGGGTCACAACGTACTTGCCCGATTCAGGTGTAACCTTGCGGGCATCATCCGGGACGCCCCCTAAGTTTAGGGCCTCGCAGTCAAGTATCACCATGTCGCCTTGCGCGGCAATCGTGTTAACAGTCTTCATCTTAGTCTCCTTTTGCTAGTGGTTGGTGGTTAGTGTTAAGTCCTGAATTCAAGTTGCTTGTAAACTTCCGGGGGTAAACCATAGGTCTGGGCGTTAGCCTCAAGGGCGGTATCATACTCATTACTCACCCCTATCGCAAAGTTTCGGCCTGTCCCGCACAAGACGCGCAGAAAGCGTTGCTTGCCGTGGTCAGGCAAGGTTACTTCGACAAGCTCGCCGATCATTGGATCTTCATCCTTGTCTATGGTTACAGCCTCAAGCTCATCAAGGATGCGGTTCCAGCCGACAACGTGGTTGCAGGCGATTGCGCGTTGCTCGGTGTCGGTCCAGTTGAGGGCTTCATGCGCGCTGAGCTTTTCAGGATTCTTGATCCATTCTTCGGGCACTGAAACGCCCTCGATACTGTAAAGAGCGTAGCCGTCAGCATATTCAACCGCAGGTCCTTGCAGGTTATGCAGGCGCCCTTCAGAGTCCCAGCAAATGTTGGTCGGGCGCTGGCTGACAATACAGAGGCCCTCAAAAGGCCACCACCACTCACATTGCTGCGAGATATCTTCCATGGTTGTCAGCTTATAATTAGTGTCTTCGTCAAGTTTCACACCGATCTTTTGAGCAAAGCGGGCCCACGCGATCCAGTAAAAATCTTGCGAGCCCCACATATGCCTCCTTACATATGGCTTGGCCTGATCCATGGCCTGCTTGCTGATATTAACTTCGAGCTGGCCATGGAGCCGTATTGGGGTCTGACCGTCGAGTACCTGCTTAGTTTGAGCGTGGATGTGGCTTTTAATTTGATCCAGCACCTGCCAGTAGAGTTGCTCCATGAGCTGATTTACGAACTTGGCTCTGAACTGGTCCGGGACCTGTTGGTCGAGATTGACTGTGAGCTGACCCCTAAGCTGGTACCAGAGCTGGTCCTTGAGATGGTCCCTGAGCTGGTCCCCGAGCTGGTTCCTGAGCTGGTGATTGAGCTGGTTCCCGAGCTGGCCCCTGAGTTGGTCCTCGAGCTGACCCCTAAGCTGGTACCAGAGCTGGTCCGTGAGCTGGTCCTTGAGCTGGTGATTGAGCTGGTGATTGAGCCGGCCCCTGAGTTGGTCTGATGTCTTGTCTTTGGATTGCTCTTCAAAGCCTAAAGACTTAAGAACCGCAATCGCTGCCATGCACTGCAAAGGGCTTTCCAGAACAATCACGGCCGGCTGCTCTTTTCCTATGTACTTGTAAGCCCTGCCAATCGCGTCTTCCAGTTTACCGCGGTCAACAGGCTCTTTTGATTGCGCCATGTCAAGATACTGCTGGCGGAAAACAGGGAGGTCAGCCTTCTGCTCAGGCGTCAGCCTGGTGATTTTGTGCTTGTTAGTCATGATCAGGTCTCCTTTCGGGTTATCAAATCCAGTGTTGCAAAGTTAAACGACACTGTCAAGGCTCTTTGTTGTCTTTTTTCGGTGGTGTCTTTGCTGGAGCGGGGGTGGGGAAAGCAGTGCTAATTCCAGAGAAGGAATGCAAAACCAGAATCAGCACTGCTGCTCTAATTACCCAAAAAGAGGTGGACATTGAGAGTCCATAGTTTGATGGTAGCGGATTGGTCATGGTGTGTCAACGCGCTTTCAGAGTTTTTTTAAACTAGACAAGCATAAACGCCAGCAGGCTCAGGGCGATCATCACGAGGCTTATCACGTCGAGGATTAGCGCATCCCTGTCAAGATCTGCTTGCGTGTCGTGCCAGAGCTCCGGGTATTTGATGTTTTTGATTGTTTCGCGTTTATCGTGTGTCATTTTCGGTTTCCTTTCTGGGTTGTGGCCGGTTTTTTATTCCGGCCGGGGGTCTGTAAGTCTGGTATCCTCAGCGCGGGTCTCGGCGGGCGCAGGATTTACAGAGCCGCGGGGTAGCTTGGCCCCTATAAGGATAGCGCCTTTAAGATTGGCATCCGTGAGGTCGGCATCTTCAAGGTTTGCTTCCATCAGGTCAGCACCCTCAAGATTTGCGCCTGCAAGATTAGCGCTTTCCAGGTTGGCATGTGCAAGGTCAGCGCCTTCAAGGTTCGCACTTTTCAGGTCAGCACGCTCAAAATCCGCACCTGCCAGATTTGCCTTTGTGAGGTCGGCATATCTAAGCGTCGCCAGTGCAAGCTTGGCGCCTCTCAAGTTAGCGCCTTTAAGACTAGCGAATGTCAGATCTGCATGATCCAGCAAGGAATACTGAAGATTGGCTTTTTTCAGGTTAACGTCCACCATACTCGCGCCTTCAAAATCGCTATGCCCTAAATCAGCCTCTTCAAAGCTTGATAAATCAAGGTTAACGTTCTTGAAATTCATATATGGAAGCTCTGCACCATCAAGATCAGCCTGTTTCAGCTTCTGGCGTTTCCGGATAGCATATTCGATAAGCATGCGCTTTTTTAGTTTTTCCGGCATACGGCTGCTGCGGTTTAGAGCGACAGGGGTAAAGTGTGAAGGGTCTACGCTGCTATAGATATTGTACTTGATCATGGTGAGTTCTCCTCTGGTAGTTAGGATATGAGAACATTAATTATCTTGTCTCCAGTCCCGTACCTTGAAGGAAAGCCCCTTCAAGATCAGCGCCTTCAAGATTCGCGCCTAACAGTTCAGCATCTTCAAGGATGGCATTTGTGAGGTCGGCATCTTCAAGGTTTGCACCTATAAGGTTGGCGTCTGTCAGGTTGGCTTTTCTGAGCTCCGCGCCTCCAAGATTTGCATCCTCCAGATGTGCGTCTTCCAGGTTTGCTTCCGTCAGGTCTGCGCCTCTAAGGTTGGCTTTTTTAAAACCAGCGCCTTCTAGGTTGGCGGCTTGCAGGTTTGCTTCTTCTAGGTTGGCGTATTCAAGGTTGGCCTTTCTTAAATCAGCGCCTTCAAGATTCGCGCCTTTCAGCTCTGCGTCTTTAAGGTTGGCTTTTCTTAAATCCGCGCCGCCAAGGTTTGCGCCTGCAAGATTAGCGTCTTCCAGGTCGGCGTATGTAAAGTCTGCATCTAGCAGGTTCGCCCACCTTAGATCCGCGTCCTGAAGGTTTACGTTTCGGAGACTTATGCCTGAAAGGTCAGCGCCTTCAAGCGATACACCTTCTTTTAAAGCTTGCCTAACCACGAGTACAAATTTAGTGCGTTCTGATAAAGCCGGGTCGCAATCAGGCTCGGCGGTGTAGATGACTTTATAGGTGTGACGGTCGTAAATGCTAAATTCAGTCATGGTGAGTTCTCCTTTTGGGTCAGGTGTTTGCCGGGGTTGCATCTATCGTTTGCGGCTCTTCAAGGCCGAGTTGCACTTTGAGTTTTTTGGCCTTGTTTTCGTCAATCATGCCAGCCTCTTGCATGGCGGCGATTGCCTGCGGCAGTTGCTCTTTTTGCTCGATAACAACGCTGTCTTGCATGGCGCCTTCAAGTTTGGCGATATTTTCCTGCGCCCTGATAGCGCTGTTCCACTGCTTTTCGGTTATTGCGCCGCGCTTCAGGCTTTCAAATTCGGCAACGTTTCTCAGCACTGCATCCCCGCCGCGCCTGACGGCTTCGACTGCGAAAGCTTCAAGCCATTCTTGGACGGCGGGGTTTTTGAGGACCCGGTGCGCGCCAGCGTGGCACGTCTGGTCGTTTGACGCGTTGTAAACCTGTTTGTAGCTCTGAAAAGCGTTGCCTGTCTCGGCATATTTAACGGCAAATTCGTATTGACGCTTTGTCAGCCGTGGCAGCTCGCCCTCGCGGCCGTTCATACTTGATTCAGGCTTTTGCTTGCGTGGGCCTACGCCCTTTGGTCGGCCTCTTTTTTTTCTTGCCATAGCTCTATTATATCCGAGGTGCTGATGTTACGTCAAAGCTTAGCTTCTGTCAGGTTTGCACCTTTCACCTTTGCATCTTCAAAGTTAACATCTTTAAGATTTGCGTCTGTCAGGTCAGCATCTTCAAGGATGGCATTTGTGAGGTCGGCATCTTCAAGGTTTGCACCTATAAGGTTGGCGTCTGTCAGGTTGGCGTCTGCAAGCTCTGCGCCTCCAAGATTTGCCGCCGTTAGCTCTGCGTCCTCAAGATTGGCTTTGGTCAGGTCCGCGCCTTGAAGGTCTGCCCCTGAAAGGTTTGTGCCGGAAAGATTCGCGCCCCGGAGGTTTGCGAGGACAAAGTTAGCGTCTTCAAGGTTGGCCTTTTTTAAATTAGCACCTTCAAAGCTTGCGTATCTAAGGTTTGCGTTAAAGAGGGTGACTTTCTTGAGCTCTGCGCCACTCAGGTCTGCAAATTTAAGGTTTGCACCTTCAAGGTTGGCCTTTGAAAGGATTATATTTGCCATTTTCGCCTTCTCAAAGTTAGCACCCTGAAACTTCACGCCTTCCAAATTGGCTCCTGAAAGGTCAGCGCCTTC